NCTGGGGGTAGAAAGCTCTTTGAAGAAAGTTCAGAAGGAGCTGACCGAAGCACAGGCTTCTGTAGGGGAACTTGACAAGGTAAAAGCCGAGAGAGACACTGCGACCAAGAGTCGTGATGAGCTGTCCCAGACAGTCATCGACCTCACTAGGCAGAACATAGAAGCTACATATGTTCTAGAAGAGGGAGTGTTAGAAGGTAAGAGTCTCGATGAGCTCAACACCTACAAACAAGTCCTCGAAGACACGAAAGCTCAAAAGCGAGACCTCGCTAAGGCTGGAGTTGACGCTGGTGGTGGAGGTGAAGCAGTAGTCACTGGTGGTAGAACTGGCCGACAGCTGATTAAAGAGGGTCTTGCAGCTCAGGAGTAACCTAGTAGGGAGGTCAAGATGGCTGTTGTAGAATTTTACAAGACTCTCGCTGAAGCCCAAAAGCTAGTGACCGATACTCTGCTTAGGGGCATCATTGAAGAGATAATCGAAGAAGGACAGCTCATCCCCGAACTCCCCATCATGCAGCTCGATAGCAAAGAGTTGCAGTACAGGCGTGAGAGCACTCTCCCAGTAGCTCAGTACGTAGATATTGGGGAAGAGATAATCAGCGCTACCCCAGCAGCGTTCATCAATGTAGCAGTGCAGCTGAAGCGAGTTGTGGGTCAGTGGGACTTAGACCACTTCATCACTGGTACGTATAGAGACCCCAATGACTTGAAGGCTCTCGCAGTCAGCCAGTGCCGTAAAGGTGTAATGCGCTGGGTGGAAGACCAGCTAATCTATGGAGTGGGAACTCCTAGGGTGGCTGGCTCTGGTGGTGAAGAACTCCAGATTATGGGTATGCACACTCTGCTTAACGATGCAAGTATGGCTGCCCAGAGAATCTATCAGGGTGCTTCTGCCACCGCTGGTGGTGCTCTCTCTCTGGCTAACATGGATAAGCTCATTGACTTGGTTAAGCCTAAGCCAGATATCCTGTTGATGACCTTCAACCTCTGGCGTAGATTCCAAGCGATGGGGCGGGGTGAGCAGGGCATAACCGTTCCAGTAGTCACCACTCAACGAGTCGGTGACGACCTGGCTCCTGTGTCTCACTTCTACAGGGGTGTGAGAATCGTTCGGACTGACTACCTGACTCAGACCGAGAAGCTGGTTTCTAGCAAGTTCAATGCTAAGACAGGTGGAACTGCTAGCTCCATCTTTGCTGTTAAGTTTGGCTCAGTCGAGGAAGGTGGTCTGTGTCTAATCACTGGCAGTCCTATGTTCGACTTGGTCGAGTTCCCTGACCTGGAAGATAAGGATGCTGAGCGCTTCCGACTCAAGTGGTACGTGAACCAGGGTCTAGGAAGCACCAAGTCCATAGCTCTCATAGACGGTATCTTGGATACCGCTATTGTAGCTTAGGACTGGTAGAAACTAGGGAGGTAAGTCATGGCTCTTGCAGATACTGGTGCAAATGGCCAAATCTACGCTCTCGCAGCTGCCATTAAAGTGACTCTAGCTGGTACAGTAGCCAAAGGAGACCCGATTGGGTACTCTTCAGGCTGGGTGCGGGCCGATGCTGATGCAGCGGCTGGCCCAATCCATGCTGACCTAGTGGCACTGGAAGCTGGTGTGAGCGGCGATGTTATCCTTGCTGCACCTGCTGCCCAAGTTAGTGGTCGGTTCGGTGGCGCTTGTGTTCCTGGCACTAGAGTGTACGCTTCTGCTGCTGCAGGGCAGTACACCGAGACCAAGCCAGATGCAGCGTCTGGGGATGCTACAACTGAGATTGGAGTCTCAGTTGGTCTGGACAGCATCGCAGTCAACATCGCTGGCAACCGCTCAACCAAGGTATAGTCGTAGACTGGGGCTGGGGGTAGTAGAGTCTAGTTTATTCTATACTATACTACTCTCCTAGCCCCAGATTCCATAATTGGAGAGGATTAGATGCCGCTCCCTGTTGAGAACCTAACTCGACAAAGTTCGTCAGAGGCTATCCAAGAGGCAATTAGTGAATCCATACGTCTCTGTATCAAAGAGGGTGAAAGAGAAGAAGACGTATGCAAGGCTATGGTTTATAGTATGGCTCGTAAAGCCACTGGTAAACCTCTGAAGAAGAAAGAGAAGCGTAAATCTAGACATCTAGCGTCTGGCCCATAGGAGTGTGTGATGGTTAGAAGGAAGAGTAGAACTTTAACTCAAGGCCCATTCCCAGAACGTGGTGAAGGAGCGCCCCCAGGCGGAAAGCCTCCTGAGTGGTGGCCTGAGTGGATGCCTTGGATAGACATAGACTGGTGGAAGAAAGCCTGGGGGGATGTTCAGCGGTTTGCTTCTGAAGGGAGGGAGCCAGTCACTGGTCGAGAGGCGCTAACCAACGTTTCCGACTTCTTAGAAGACTGGTATAAGAAGGCGAGAAAATCTCTGGACGAAAGGATGAAGTGATGGCGCTACCCATCATAAGTCACGGTAAGAAGACTGCTAGCTATCTAGCCAAATCTGTGCCTACAGTCTGCTTTGGTGTGCTAGTCATAAGTGGTGGCACTGATGCTGTCCGAGTAGACTTATGGGATTCAGAAGATGCAGCTAGCACTGGTGACACTTGGATTGGAGCTGTGGGCATTGGTGCTAACCCGGGAGCAGGGGCACTCACCCAGGGGTTGTTCTTTGGCCCTAATGGGGGGCACTGCTCCAAGGGCTTATGGGCTGAGCTCACTGGCACTGGTGAGTTCACAGTCTACACTGAGTAGGAGGAAACATGAGAGTTGTCCAAAGAATCAGGTCTGCCATTCTTGGCTATAAGATTAGTCGTGGCCTGGCTCCAAGAGGCAGGACTGAGGGCTGGATTAAGCCTAATGCTACTCTGACTGCTCGCCATCTTAGAGAGAACCCTGAGACTGGTGAGTATGAGGAGATTGACAAGCGTGTGGCTCATGGCTGTATCACTACTGTCTTCGTCAATGACATAGTGGACTCGCTAGTGGCAGCCGCTTATCTCAACGATTACAAGTACCACGACTCAGGAACTGGTGTGGTCGCCGAGTCTGAGGGTGACACTGGCCTAGGCACTCCAACTGGTGTTGCTAGGGCGACTGGCACTCAACTAGAAGGTGGTAGTGCTAATATCTACAGGAGCGTAGGTACTATCACTTACGACGCTTCTTACGCCGTTACTGAGCATGGGCTATTCGATGCTGCCACTGTTGGCATCTTGATGGACAGAACAGTGTTCTCGGCCATCAATGTAGTGCTGAATGATAAAATCGAGTTCACTTACGAAGCAACGTTTCCAGCAGCAGGGTAAGGTTGAGAGTAGAGATAGATCTTCCAGACTGGGTTGGGGGGAGACATCTTTACATCTTAGCTGGCATTGAGTTGGTAGCATACAAGTACCTTAACAACCCTTGGGTGGTCAAGACTAGCAGATGCAATATGTGTGGTAAGTGCTGCGAAGGTTGTCCTGAGTTGAAGCCTGATGGAGATAAGCGCATTTGTGGCTTAGGATTCAGTAGGCCCTGGAAGTGCTGTATAGGCGTGGTAACATACGACTACTGTACAGAGAGGTTTGAGGCATGGGAGCGCAAGATCCACCAGTCCTAGTAGCATCACGAATACTAAATGCCTCTAGGGTAGCACAGGAAGCTGATGACACTGATGTTACTGGCTGGCTAAAGACTAGTGAGTTCATCGTTGTTGCCCAGATAGACGAACAGAAGGGGCCTTGGACTGCTCAGTATATGCTGCGCTGGCGTGACGTCACTGACGAAGGCGCTTTTGCAGAGTTGGCTGCCGCAGGTGAGATAAAGCAGGGCACAGCGACTGACCTAGTCAATGGCAACGCTGTAGTCATCGGAGAGAAAGCCTGTGATAACACGCCTGATGGTTCTTGGCAGGATGGAGAGGAAGTTGAAGGAGCATCTACCTGTGACTCGATTGTACTGGCAGATGAGGCCTACACTGAGATTCACTTCGCTTGCAATCCAGGTGATGCTGATGCTGGCCATGAGTATGAGTTCCAACTCTGGGATGCTACCAATGGAGCTTCCATTGGAACACTGCTAGCGGGCATTACAATAGCTTCTGGTCAGACATTCTATAAAACCTGTGAAGGGTCTCTAACTCCAGCAGGAGCAGTAGTCAGGAAGTCCAGCAAGTTTCCGTCTGGTAGTTTAACTCCATCTGGGGCTCTGACAAGATTAACAAGCAAGTATCCTTCTGGCTCACTAACTCCAGTAGGAGTGCTGGCTAGAATGACTAGTAAGTTCCCAGTTGGGAGCATCACTCCGAGTGGAGTGCTAGCTACAGCAAGGATGTTCACCAAGCTGCTTGAAGGATCAGTGACTCCAGTTGGAGTCATTAGTAGATTAACAAGTAAATACCCATTGGGGAGTGTGACTCCTACTGGCTCAGTTAGCAGACAGACAAGTAAATATCTACTTGGGAGCACCACTCCATCTGGGGCGCTGTCCAAGGGGATATTTAAGAGTCTCACTGGCTCACTAACCCCGTCAGGGATTTTGGAGACTGCTGTTCTGTTCACTCAGGACTGTGCTGGCTCTCTTACTCCAGTGGGGGATTTGGTGAGGAAGACGCTCAAGATGCTGTCTGGCTCAGTATCGGCTGTGGGAGTGATACAGAAATCCATATCAAAGGGAGTGAACGGATCTCTAACTCCCTCTGGTGGGGTACTCAAGAAGACCAGCAAGTCTATATCTGGTTCAGTGGCCCCCACTGGGATTCTTACAACTGCTTATCAGACTTTCAAATCTATAGCTGGAAGCATAACTGCAGCTGGAGACCTGGCTACACAGTATATTGCTGGCGGCGATGGAGATGCAATATACCATAAGATCAGCCGATGGGTTTGGAGAGGGAGGCAGTAGTGTATGGGGTTGGGATTTGCCGTATCTCCTCCTGTAGGGCATCCTGGGGCGTTTTAAGGCGTTTTCCAGGCGTAGGAATGGTAAGGGTAGGATAGGAGGCGCTATGGACTGGAAGATACTATTAGGAATCTTCACTCTCATAGTGGGATGCTATGGTGCTGTGATTGGAAGTATATACTTTACTTTTACCACTTACAAAGAGTTATCTAACCACCTGTCTTCTAAGGCTGATAGGATTCATGCTAAAGTAGATGCGTTCTCAAAAGAGTTCAATGATTTTCGTGCTGATGTCAGTGGCGCTCTCGGGGAGATAGTGGGACAGTTAAAAACTATAAACAAGGGAGGTGGAGATGTGGAGTGAGGAGGAGCTGGAACAAGCACTAGCCGCTGAGCAACAGCGCCAGCAAGTGATAGTTGCTCAGATAAACCAAATAATCTCACAGCAGCAACAGATGGAGGTGCAGAAGCAACAACTAACTCAAGAAGCGTTCACAGTTCAAGGTAAGATTGAGGCGTATGAGCAACAACTAGCGAAGGGGGAAGAAGATGGGACTGAGGGAAAGATGCTTAAGTTTCCTGGCCAAGAAGCAGAAGACTGAGCGGATAGGGCTCAAGGGCAGTATCAGGTTAGTCCACAAAGACAAAGATGGCAAAGTCCTGCTAGACAAGACTATTGACAATCTACTCGTCAATGTTGGACTAGCCGAGGTGGCTGGTCTTATCAATGAAGTGACCAGTGGTGGCTTCACCTACTTGGCTATTGGAGTGGGTGTTGTTGCTGCTGACGTCACTGATACTACTCTAGGGTCGGAGATAACCACTGGTGGTGGTGAGCGAGCAGCAGCCACTTGTAGCCGAGTGACTACGACTGTCACTGATGACACCGCTCAGATGGTCAAGGAGTGGACATTCAGTGCTAGTTTCTCAGTCACCGAATCTGCTCCATTTGATGCTGCTTCTGCTGGTGTCATGCTGGCTCGTCAAGTCTTCAGTGCTATCGCTGTGGTCTCAGGAGACAAGCTAGAAGTAACTTGGAAGATTGCCGTTAGCTGAGGAGTAATCAATGGCTAACGCACTATACGACTGGGGTCGTAGAGGCTTCCTAGATGGCTCTATTGACTGGGATACAGATACTATCAAGGCTGTGTTGGTAGATGTAGCTGACTACACGGTTGATTTAGTCAACCATGATTTCCTTAGTGATATACCAGTTGCTGGTAGGGTCTCAACCTCTCCTCCATTTACTGCTAAGACTGTGGTCGGTGGAGTGGCTGACGCCGCTGATATTACTTTCACAGCGGTATCTGGGGATAGTGTTGAGGCCCTAGTCATATACAAAGACACTGGGGATGCTGGTACAAGCCGTCTCATAGCTTACATAGATACCGCTGGTGGACTACCATTCACCCCAGATGGAAGTGATGTAGATGTGCAGTGGGATAGTGGGGCCAATAAGATATTTAAGTTATAGGAGAATAAGTGCCTGACTTTTCGGGACACACAGGCTGTCACGAAGTATACGGAATTAGTCCAGTGTATGCTACGGCCCGCTCTACTGCTACTAGCTATAGTGAGGATTGTGCTGTAGTTACAGTTGGGCAGAACAAACCTGCCGACTATCAAACTACCCGTATCTTCTTCAAGTTTGATACAAGTGACATCCCTGATAGTGCTACGATTCTCCAAGTCAATATGAAGTTAGTTTGTGTTGAGGATTATTCTCCTGTGGACTTTGATGTTGAGATTGTTAAACAAGACTGGTCAGCTCAAGACCCCATAGGGGCGGGTAATATGGAAGCGGCTTATGACAACTGCTTGGCTGGTGTTCTGGATGCAATCTGGAGAAACACGGCTGGTATATCTATAGGCACGCAGTATACTAGCCCAAATCTGGATATATCTAGGATAAATAAAACTGGACTCACTTACTATAGCTTACGAAGTTCAAGAGATAAGAACGCTGTTCCTCCAACTGGAGAAGACACAGAGACTATTATACTTGCAACAGCCAACCACGCTACCCCAGCCTACAGACCAGTTCTTACAGTGCTGTACTCAGTCCCTATCACTCCCTCTGGTATCCCTACCGCCGAAGCCTTTGGTGCTCCTGTCTTAGCTGGCCCTATTATCTCTGGCCCAGGTGGTACTCAACTCAAATACGGTTACTCACAGTATGGCTTTATGGCTAAGTACGGAGGTGGGACTTATGAACTAGTCGAGTCTCTTTCCCTAGTAGAAACAGTCAAGAAGAGAGTGTCTGGGCGGGTGCTATTTGAGGCTTTATCACTTACGGACTCTGTAGCAGCAAGAAGGTATTATGAGAAGTTGCTAAGTGAAGCGTTGAGTATCTCAGACTCTGTAAGCAAGATGGCTAGAAGGGAACTATCCGAGGTTCTTAGTCTGTCTGATGCTATCACTAAGCGGGCAAGGAAGCTACTCACCCAACCGCTGTCTCTCACTGACACTGTAGAGGCTTATAGGAAGAAGTATAAGGCACTGACTGAGAGTATTACTCTCACTGATACTTTGACTCGGAGTCCTAAGAAGCTTCTAAGAGAGACCATAACTCTATGGGATACTCAGACCAAGAGGGTGAGAAGGCTCTTCACTGAGGGCTTGTCATTGTCTGACTCAGTATCAGCAGTTAAGAAGATGTTCTTAACGCTGGTAGAGAGTATATCACTAACTGAAACCATATCTAAACGGTCAAGGAGGTACTTTAGTGAGGCTCTATCACTGCTTGACACTTTCAGAGGGGCTAAGATTAGGCTTCTAAACTTAACCCCCACTTTTGATACTGGCCTTAGTATCTCTGCTACCTCTGATACATCACTGGATATTACTAGCACTATAACGGGAGGAGGGCTGTCATGAAAGTGGCAGACGGTAATTACTTATTCGATAATGACATAAACGCAGTACTAGCTGCTCTAGAGGGTAAGGAGTTTGTACTATCTGGCCTAGCAGTGACTGAGTGGTCAACTCCAGACATGACAGTTCAAGTGGCTGCTGGTACATACTGTGCTGATGGGACTGTGGTTGTTAAGGCTTCAGCTACACAAGTGTCCTTGTCAGCTGCTCATGGCACTCTCTACCGCAAGGACTTGATAGTTGGTGATAGTGCTGGGACTTTGAGCTCAGTGACTGGAGTAGCAGCGACAAGACTTCCAACTGATAAGACTGGGCCTCAAACTTACCAACCAGCTCCACCAGATATTCCATCAGGTAAAGTTATACTGGCTGAAGTCTGGGTAGAGCCAGCTGAGACTACCATACTCGACGCTGATATTACTGATAGGAGAGTATTCGCTCCTGAAATGTCTATGCTAGAGTATGTGGAGCAGCCAGCTGATTTTAGCATTACTGCGGGGGCAGGCGTATGGCAAAACACAAACTGTTCAGATACCATCGACTTGCCACGAGTATCTGACTTGAAGGTAATTTGCTTTATCAACTGGAGGAATACTACAGCTGACAGAGCCTTTTCAACTAAGTTCAGAATTGACTTAGATGGAGCTAGTCAGGCTGGGGAGACTGAGGTGATTGGGTGCGCTTTGAACCGCTATATTGGAACGACTATCGTGGCTCACTTTCCTAGTGCAGCTGCTGGGGTTCGTACTATCACTGTCCAAGCGGCACGGAACAATGTGGGTGATGCTATTACTTTAGCTCAGCAGAACCTATCTGTGGAGTCAGTTCCTAAGCCATAGGGAGATGGTAGTGCATAACAGATTTGGCATCCATTGGGCAAATGTACTAATAAGTGAGCGGCTAAGAAGACAAGCTCTAAGCATGGGTGGCCACAACTTTGTGGTAATAGATGGAGCTTATGGGGCTGTGGAGAAGATTGCTAAAGCGATTCCTGGGGCTATAATCGTGCATAGACACTGTGTGCCAAACTGGATGGATGTGTTTGCTCAGGACTATGCTATGCAGCTGGCTAGATTGTTCAGAGAGCATCAGCAATACACTGAGCACATCATGCTGGAGAATGAACAGGATATCTACCCCAACTGGCCAGGGTGGGGACAGCCTATTATAGATAGACTCAAATATGCTCGTGACTGGAATGTAGCGGTAGCCCATAGGCTCAGTGATGAGTGTCCTACTGCTATGATTCACACCCCAGCTCTAGCTCATGAGCGAGTCGACCTTCCACTCTGGTTCGACATCTGGAAGCCAGTTATGGATGCTTGTGATATCTTAGACGTACACTGCTACTGGGAGAAAGACCAGGGGTACTATCCCCCTGGACTCTATGACCCAGAGGAGTCTTACCATAGAGGCCTCCGCCACCGCAAGATTCATGACTTCTTGGAGAGTAAGAACTACTGGATTCCGATGTTTATTAGTGAGTGTGGTAGCTTCTACCCAGGGAATCCAAAGTTGGCTCAGGAGTTAATCTACTACTTCAGACGGATAGAGGAGGATGCTCACTACGTAATTGGGGCTTGTCCATTCATCTTGCGCTCTGATCACTGGAACGCTGTAAATGATATATCTAGATTTCAGCCCAACTTACCAGAGTTCTTCCAAAGGTTACGAGAAGCTCCCAAAGTGGAATCTCCATACCCAAGGAGGGAAGCGATGAGAACTGACTTACCACTCCACACAGATATCAAACTGGACATTGAGCTGCGAGACCTCCGCTCTGATATTCAGCGACACCCAACTCTAATGTTCAGTAGGAGAGGTATATCTAGTATAGATACTATTGTGGTACATCATATTGGAGTTGATGCTAAAGTAACTCCTGAAGGACTAGCCAGATATCATGTTAGAACCCTCAACTGGGCTGGCCCAGGCTACCATTTCTACATTAGAAGGGATGGGACTATCTACTGGGCTAACTCTTTAGAAGTGCGTAGTGCTCACTGTAAACGTCACAATGAGCACACCCTAGGTTTCTGCTTTGAGGGCAGTTTCATAGAGGGACGATTGCCAACTGAGGAGCAGTATAAATCTGGTCGTAGATTGACTGTAGCCATAACCAACGCTATTGGTGGACGACTACCACTCAGAGGCCACAAGCAGATGTCTGGACACGAGTCCAATCTATGCCCTGGTGACTTTGATATTAGTAGACTAGTGGTAAAAGAGGACTTAGGAAAGCAACTCCTCAAGGACGCTATAAGAGAGATGATAGCCGTTGGAGATGAGGCGTTGTCTGAAGTGGAGGACAAATGAGCGAGTTCGTTAAGTTAGACGAGTATTACCCAAATCGGAGTGTGGTATTTGAGGTCTTTCCACTTGGGGACATTCACTACGGGCTAGTCATCTGCGATGAAGAAAAGTTGGATAAGCGTATTGCTTACATCAAGCGCCATAAGTGTGCCCGCTGGATAGGGATGGGCGAGTTCTTGGACTTAATAGTTCCAGGAGATAAGCGCTACGATGCGCAGATGCTAGCTCCCTGGGTGGACACTATAGATGTAGCTAAGTCTCAATACGAGTATGCCCTGGATAAGCTAAAGCCTATTAAGGATAAGTGCTGGGGGCTGCTCACTGACAACCACAGTGAATCTATGCGGATTAAGACAAACAGGGATACTTATTCAGACTTAGTGCGGGAGTTGGAGACTAAGCGGTTTGGGTTTGAGTGCTTCTTAAATGTCCACTTCCATAGAGGTAAGCAGACCCCACATCAGGGAACTATGAAGAATAGAACAACAATAGTTCACTTCTGGCTCCATCATGGCTGGTTTGGTGGGCGACTGATGGGTGAGACAGCACTGAACCTAGAGCGGTTGAGTAAGAGCTATGATGCAGACATATATCTTGTCGCTCATGGCCATAAGGGGATGATTATACCGCTTAAGCTTATGACTGCTCGATGGGCTAGTGCCTATGGGGATAGACCTATTGAGATGCATCGTTGGGCTATGATGACTCAGCATTGGCTAGATGCTCACAAAGTTGGTACTAAAGTTCCAGCTTGGGCAGAGCGAAGGGGATTCTGGCCTCAGCCAGTTGGAGCTCCTATAATTCGGATTAAGCCCGACGTAAGATACGTTGAGGCCGTGAGTAGTGGCTATCTAACGGAGGTGGACTATGGCGTTCCAGAGGACAGAAACGATAGTATGCAGCATTGAAGTACGAAACGCTGAGACTGGAACTCTCACCGACCCAGCTACTTCCATGCAGATTACTATTACCGACCCAGTTGGCACTAAGGTGGTAGATGACCAAGCTATGAGCAATGATGGAGTTGGGCTGTTCCATAAAGACTACACTCCTGGGGGTACTGCTGAGTTGGGGCTCTATCTTGTGCGTTATGTAGCCACTGATGGAGCTCGGGTTACTATTGAGGACGCTGACTTCGTGGTTGAGGAGTAAAGATGCGCTCGCTATCTGCTGGACTAAAGAGTGCTCAGAGGGCAGCTACTGGTGAGCCACTAGTCATAGTAGGTTTGACTAAGTCTGGTAAGCCAGGATACAGTTATCAGACCACTGAGAATGACTCTGGTAGGATATTCGGCATCACTCACACTGAGGGGGCTTACTCTGGTGGGGCTATTATTAGACTCAAGAACCATGACAAAGCTCTAACTAATATCAACTTCAAGGGCTATCGAGTATCAGTTGGCTGGGGTTTCTTCTTTGGTGGGGGTGGAGAAGTGTCCACTTCTGCTCCTATGTACGTTTGGAGTCAGCGAACACTATCCGAGCAGGGCGAACTGCTAGTTGAGCTTACTTGTGTAGATGAGTGGGAACGAATAGCCCGAGCTATAGTCAGAGGGGAGACTTGGGGAACTAGACCTGGGTGGGAGGCAGATACTACAGTTAAGGCTTGTATTGCTGAGCTACTTAGCGACTTGGGCATTGCTTGGCATCCAGATAATCCAGACAGTCAGGCTAATAACTATAAGCCTAGATACTTCGTTGACCTTAATACCCCAGCTCGGACAGTCATCAGACAATTACTTGGTATGACCAAGTGCGCTATTAGAGTTAGAGCTGATGGCTTCCATCTCATTCAGTTGACTGGTGGGGTAGATTATACATATGATACTGACCATGCTTTCTACTCAGATGTGCGAGAGGCTGCTGCTCCTGCTTATAACTATATTATAGTTCAGAACAGAGAGCCAGTGTCTGCTAAGGATGCTGATTCCCCCGACTTCTACCAGGGCACAGCTCAGGACTCTGCCTCGATTGACGAGTTTGGAGTACTCCGCCAGATAATCATTATGGACTGGGTTGAGAGTAATGCAGAGGCCGTTACTCTAGCTGAGTGTGTGTTGGAGCGGGCTGAGGCTGAAGCATCTCAGGGCAATATCATAGTGCCTATGAACTGTGGACAAGAAATCTATGATAAAGTTAGGGTTACAGATACTCGGGCTGGATGCACAGTTACTGGTCGAGTTGGGCAACTAACCAGGGTATATGGCTCTGGTGAGTATCGACTGGAGATTCGTCTTGGTGGAGTTACAGCAGTGGGACTCTTCCCTGGGCCAAGAGATATTATAAGTGATATTACTGGTCTCGTTCCTTGGACTCCATTCCAGCCATCTCCCTATGGCGGAGGTATTCCACTTGGTGGGATTGGTCGCTGGCTTCAGCCAATCGCTGTGAACATTGAGTTCACTGCTGAGTCTTGGAAGAAGGTGAGCTGGACTGCTGGCACTATTGAGTTTGCTGATGGTGGAAGTCAGAGTATATCCGCTGGGAGTAAGACTCTATCATCTTATGGTGAGCGGAAGTATCTCTACTTCAAGATTGGCTACAATACTCTATTCATGACTAGTGACTTCAGCACCGCTGCTTGTGGGAATGATAGAGCAATAGTGGCCTTGCTCCAGGCTGGCTCTGATGCTCTCCAGATGATAATGATTCTCACTTTCAGAGGGACTGTCCCAACTTTGAATAGAGATGCTATTGCCAATGGGGCTATTACTGCTGCACTCCTGAAGAAGACTGCCCAACCCTGGAACTGCTCAGTGACATTCTCTGGAGCTGGCTGGAACGCTGTTCAGTGGTCATCTGGTAATCTAGCCTTTGCTGATGGCAGTACTTATGGTATTAACTCTGGTTCACTAACTGGAATCCCGTCTAATAAGACTAGATATATCTACTATGTACTGGGAGACCCGAATCTCAAGACTACTAGTAGTTATACTACTGCAATCGGGGATGAGAAAGCACTCCTGTGCATAGTGACCACTGGGACATCTGATAAGGGTAATGCACCAGTCATTCTGCCCATGACCTCTAAGGGCTTGACAGTTAATGCAGTGGCCATTGCTGCTGATGCTATCATGGCTGACCATATCCAGGCTCGCTCAATCGTCAGTGACCACATTGAAGTTGGTCAGGTCTTGGCTGAGCACATAGAGATTGGTAATCTCTCAGTCATAGGTAACGCTGACTTAGGGCTAATTAGGGCTGGTGAGATTCGTCTTGGTACTGGAAGTCTTGGTAACTTCACTGGTTGGCGGCTTTGGGAGGAGGGTGGCTATGGCTATATGGCTGGGTATAAGTCTGGGTCTCCCCATCTCATAATCGGGAAAGATGGGATTAAGATTGATGGCTCCACCTCTTTCAGTAACTCCTATCTTCAGTTCTGGCGTGCTGGGACTCTTAGAGGGGCCATATTCCTCGCTACAAATAGACTCAGAATCGAGGCGGGTGAAGGATTAGACTTAGCCTCTGGAGCTGGCGCATCAGTTAACATAATTGCAGCTGGACAAGCATCTATTCAGTCGGGTGGCGGGACTGTTCTTATCAACTCTGGTAGAGATTGGAAGTTAATACAGCAAGCTTTTGTACTCCCAAGTGATGCTCGTGTAGAAGGGTCTTGGACTCCTCTTAATGACTTGTCAGGAAGTTTGGGCTTATACAACAATAGATGGAGCTACTCCTATATTAACACTATGTACTCATACTTCAACTATCCAAGAATCAATAATCAGGGCTACGTTGGAATAGCTAGTCGATACTGGTTTGCTGGATACTTCAACCAGCTCAGATACAAGACACACAGTGCGTTTCAGGAACATGATGATATAGCTCTTATCAAGAAGATGAAGCCCAATAAGAAGAACCCCAAAGTGCTAGTCATCCCAGATGAGATTAAGTCAGTGAGTGAAGAGGGGGAGATGGAGGACTTCATAGACCAAGGTAAGTTCGCAGGGTTGACTATTGGAACTCTTCAAAATCTGATTGCTAGAGTAGAGAAACTAGAGGAGGAATCGTGAATCTAGCAAAACTTAGGAGAGCAGTCAGGCGAGACCTGTCTGACATAGATGAAACAGAGTGGAAAAACAAAGATATCAACCGAGCGGTAAAGCGGGCAGTCTGGGACTTGAGCCGTCTGATTCCACTAGAGAAGGTGCTCAGCACTAAAGTAGAGTATACTGTGACGGATGAGACCTTCAACTCTGGTGCTAGAGATGTAGCGGTGTCCCTTAGTGGCACTCCCATCATCCAGGCAAAGAGTGAGAAGGTTACTAGCAAGCCAGCTGGGACTGACTACACTCGGGATACTGATTACACTATGGACTATGCTGCTGGAACGATTACAGTGCTGTCTACTGGTGGTATGGCTGCTACCACAGATTTCCTCATTAGCTATATCAAGAGCAAAGTGGCTCTGGATATCTCTAGCCTCACAGATTTAATCAGGGTCTCAATGGTGGAGTATCCAGCTGGGCGCTATCCCGAAGAGAGAGCTTCGTTCTCTACTTGGGGAGACTGGCTCTATATCATTAGTGCTGGCAAGGAGTCGCAAGCGGCTCTAACTGAAGGTGAGTACGCCCTGATATTCTACCAAGCTTACCACACTGCTCCCACTGAGGAGGCAGATGGCAGCTACCCCATCTTCTTGGACGAGGTGATTGCTAAGGGCGCTGGGGCATATGCTCTGCTCACTAAGGCTTTCAGACTTCAACACTCAGCCAGAGCTGCCGCTGTACTAGCAGCAACCGCTCTTACCAATGCTGGAGCAGTTCACACTTCTGTGGATAGCATACTAGCCAAAGTGGAAAGTGCTATCACTGATGCTGATGGAGCTCTGGATAAAGCAGCTCCAGAGGTTGCTAAGGCCAGTACTGCTCTGGATAGAGTTCACACTCACGGTCAGGGGGCTAAGAATGCTCTAGATGCAGTGGCATCTCTGATTAGTAGTGGTCAGACTGCCCTAGGTAAAGTTGACACTGAGATTACTGCTATGTCCGCTGAGTTGGCAGACCAAGAGGCAGTGTGGACTGACTTAGTGAAGTATATCACTGGGGCTTCTGGCATCAAGGGTGCTCAGCCATTCTTGCAGACTGGACTCAGTGACTACATCAACAAGGTTACTCAAGGTGCTGACCCTGCTGGTCTGGTAAGGGAGTATGCTGAGACCGAAGTGTCCATCGCTGGACTCTGGACTGCTAAAGCAGAGAGGTTTGTTGCTGCCGCTCAAGCCAGGGTTAATGCTGCTCTAGCCTACGTTGGGGAAGCTGGTCAGCACGTAACCAGTGCTCAGGCTCGAATCGCTGAGGGAACTGGTAGAAGTGCCATCGCTAACGCTTACATAGCAGAGGCATCTCAACGTCTTAACTCTGCTGCTGCTTATATCACTGAGGCAGAAGGACGACTGTCTGCTGCTGGTATGTATATGCAGGAGATTATTAGGCTGCATGAGCGAGTCGAGGCTTATCTCGGTGAGTCTGACCGACAGGCTGGACTAGTGACTAAGTACACAGAGCTGGCTACGCTCACCAAGATTGAGGCTGTTGAGCGGAGAGCTGAGTTCTGGGAGGTGCTCACTCACCGAGCGCAGTATATGAAGAAGAGGAGTGAAGTTAGTAGAAGACAATTCAAATAGGCGACAAGATGTATCCTAAAGGCGACAACTTGTAGCCTTATTAGAATCTTGGGCGGGCTAGCCCCCTTCTCACATCCCACTATCCCCATCTCCTCTAGGTTGCCTCAGACTAGCCCGCCCAGTTCTATTCTACTTCTTGTTTCTGAAGTAGCTATACTTGCCCAGAGCATCCCCGAATCCCTCAACTGCCAGGTAAGCCAGAATGAGTGCCTTAATGCCATCTAGCGCCTCTGGCCAAGCTACAGAACCAGAGATACCTAGCAGGATGAAGCCAGCGATGCCAGCCACTGTCAGAAGGAACTTACGGCTGGTTAGCCGCTTCCACAAATCCTCCACTTCTATCACCTCCTTTCTATTTAGTATCCATGCTCCATGAGATAATTACTGTGATGCCAATCCTCTGCTAGTTCTGGCTGGCATAAGTACGCTGGTAACACTCCATCTGGGAGCATACGCCAACCAAACTTTCTGCGACTTCCTAAGAATTCTCGCCACTTGTATTGCATCCAATCAGAGATTATAAGAGACAAAGGTGGGTTCTCAAACACGCACCAGCCAGGATGCCATCTTACCCGCTCCCAAGTTACTTCCCTAGTGTCCACTACATCTGGATACGGCTCGGACTCTTCAATCGTAGCTGCAAGTACAGGCTGTAGTGAGTATATGAGCACATAAGGCTTATTCTTATATCCCATCAGCCTCTCGTACCAAGGCCCATCTATCAACACCCAGCCACAGCCGTCTAAGTGTATGAAGTGATTGCCCCTTCTGACTATACTTCTCATGGCGGCCCTGGCACTACTATTAGTATCAGAATATAGAGTAAGAATAGGGCTATCCAAACTATCATTCCCATCTCTCCACCACTTTCACTTCTATAGGAGTATGAAACTCGGCGATGTGCTCCAGGCTGTCTGGTAGTTCTATCTCTCCATCGAACAGCAAGCTATCATGAATCTGGAGTATCATTGGCAAGTGGGCACACTTAATCATTGCTCGCTTGATGATTTCTGCTGCACTTCCTTGGATAACATAGTTGACGGCTTTGCGTCTGATAGCCCACTCGTTCTCACTAATAGTAGTTGGTAATACAATTTTGCGATTGAATATAGTGGTGATAGTCCCCTCTTGCAAGCCTCTCTCCTGTTGCATCTGAATCCAGTCTCCTGCTTCTCGGTACTGCATGAACCAGTCATAGAGTAATGCCTCCGCTTTGCGTCTGTCTCTAATTCCAGCTGTTTCCATAATGGTCTGGGCGGTTGCTCCAAAAATCATGGCGAAGTTGACACCCTTGGCTAATCTCCTAGCGATGTTCATAAACAAAGCAGTGTTAGTATGAATATCCCCACCAGATTCATAGATGTGAAGCATCTCTCTATCCTGAGACACATGGGCTAGTACACGCAGTTCAATCTGGGAGTAGTCCATGTCAGTAAACATACCTGAGTCTGGGGTGAACATACATCTGAGCCGTCTATCCATGTTCTGCAAGTTGCGCTGAGTGGAGCTGATTCTACCAGTGATAGCATCCAAGTGCCAGTGGGTATAAGCCCTGTCTTGTCCATCGAGAGGTCTGAGATAGGTGTTCAGTGCTTTAGCCGCACTCCTATAGTTCAGCACAAGTGCCGCTAGTGGATCATCTAATCCTTTTAGAACATCCTTGCTGACTGATAGACTCTTCTTAGTCCTAGTAAACGGCAGCCAGTTGTCCCGTGTGGCTAGTATGTAGCCTACCTGCTGGTTTGAAGCTGGGTTAAATCCTTCTGCTTCTGCTAGCTTGATGTAGTAATCAACTTCGGACTGTAGACTCAGCTCCAACCCATCTCTCACTTCCTGGTCTATAGCTATCCCCTGAATAGCCATCTGCTCCAAGATAGGTAGGAGCTGACACTCCGTTAGATAATACTCCAAGTCCACATAAGGAAGCATCTCATTATAAACTGCAAAAGTAGCCTTAGTATCATCACAACACTTCCTAGCCACCACTGCTGGGTCTAAGTCAAGCATGGTGGCTTTCTTAGGAAGTATGTCTTTGACAGTCTGTATCTCCCAAAGCAGGAGTAGTCCAGCTAACGTAGCCAGTTGTGGTGGATAGCCAAGAAGGTGAGCCATCACTGAGGTATCTCGGATATTAGTGATGCCCAAGTCGAACTCTCTCAGTGCTGATAAGTCGAACATAGCATTGTGCATCAGCTTAGCGATATCTGGATTCTTCATTACATGCCAGGGTATCTCAGGACTAACCTCTGGGAAAGTCCGAAAGTAGAAAGCATCATTAGGAGAGGGAGCCATCCCGATTCCGATTGCTATTCTCTCTTTGAGAGATATCGTCTCAACATCTACTGCGACGACGCTCGGAGGAGATGTTTGAAACTCTGCTAGCAATCGTGGCGGCTCAGGATGGCTCCCAAAGTGAGCCCAAGTCCATTCCTCTGTCATGCTTCCATTCCAGCATAGGTCTGGGCAAGATTGTTGGCCACTACATTGTCTTCTCTAGGGATAAGATGATAGTCAACCGCTTTGTGCTGAGAGGCACTCCATATATCTTGTATGAGTCGCAAGTTAGCCTTAGCCTTCCATCGGCCACTAAGGATGTAGACTACATACTTACTATCTGAATAGAAGGTAAACTCCTTCTCATTCGGATATAGATATAGTACCTCTAACACTGCTCTGAGCTCGGCTACACTATTGGTGACTTCCCTCTTGATACGCCCACCGAATCTTCTGGCAACTATGTATCTGGTAGGGTCATATACCACAGCGCCCCAGCCACTCGGCCCAGGATTCCCTTTGCTAGCTCCATCTACCCAGGCTAGAATCATTACTTCCTCCCCAAAGCAAGATGTATTTTGCGAGCTATCCCTGGCCCAATCCCAGCCACTTCACACAACTCATCCTCACTTGCCATGACGAAGTTGAATGGCGTCTCAAAGTGCTCAATCAGGGCCAGGGCTTTGGTCTCTCCAATACCAGCATTCTTGATATTCATGAGAGTTTCTACAAATGGGTTAGGGACTAGTGGCTTGACTTGGTTCTTAATGTACCTCTTGAGCGTTGTATGCTCTTCCTTCTGTGAGTTAGTGTACATCGCTGAGATGGCTATGGCTGTTGCATCAAGCGAGCCAGTTTGGAAGATAGTCACTCCACTCTTATCCAGCTGCCAGAGCCAAGCCATGACCATACTGTATCTTGGTCGATAGACGTTACTCCTACGGAAGAATCTGGAATCGCCAGTTAGAACATAGACCACTGTCTGCTCAACATGAGGAAGCATAACTCCCTCTATCAGCAATATAGTCTCATCAGCGTTGGGGAGATACTTCATGAGTTGCTTCTCACAGTGGTTGAGGTTACTCAGCAACTCACCCGCTTGCTTCCGCTCAATCTGGATAGTGTGGCCGTCTATTGCTGGCCAGTAGTAATCAGCCATCAGGTTGCCGTTGAGATTGGTCTTGGATACGTCAGTGGTCTGGCTAAGAAGGAGCTCCAACTGGGTGGGCTCATGAATGTCTATGAGAATCAATCTCGTGTCTCCTTTTGTTAGCAGCACTAATGACTTCCATCCACCAGTCACTGATTACATCTGTTGGGTCGAAGTAGTATGCCCTGCTTTTATCTGGGCCTACTAACACTGGAGAGTAGTCTAGGGGGATAGCTACCACTGCAACTGGCTCCCCAAATAGCAGCCCTACAAGGGGCTTCCCTATGATCTCTTCTTTTAGTGACTCAAATGACTCTTCGTTCATCTTAGCTTATCTAGCGCTCCCATGAAGAGCTCATAAGTCGGGTCTTGCAGCTCAGTCCCCTCCAGGCTTACTGCTAGCCCACACAGCGTCACTTTACCAAAGAACGTTGAGTCTTCCCTACGAGTCTGGATGATTATGTCTGACAGGTCTGGTGTCCACTTGAACCCATCAAGGATGATTTTGCCAGTGCGCTGCTCTGAAATCCCGCCCTTGCTATCAGGCTGAGGCTTGTACTCATCTTTGGCATAGTGAACTAAGACAAGATGCTTGTCATAGCTCCTTGCTGCCTGGATGATATTTCTCATCCTACCATTGGGCTCACCATACTCTACTGGGAGCAGCCGCTCTCGTAACTTCTCACTTTCCTTTTGGAGTTCCTGCTTCTCCTGGAGATACCCAAGCCTGACAATCTCCCAAAGCTGGGTAGAAGTGTCAATCACTAGAGTAGCCACATCTTCATCCATCACTGCTGCTACATAATCAGTGATGAACTGCTCATAGACCTCTCTTGCTCCCTTGATTGGTCTGCCTTTAGATGAAGTGAACATGACATCTTCTAGCTTTAGAGCATAAGGCTTAGTAACTATGAGCCCTTTGTCAAAGTCCTCTTGAAATCTATGCATCACTCGGCCCACTCCAAAGTCCATATCGAAGTGAGCGATTGGCTTAGGCCAAGTGAGAGCTAGACTGGACTTTCCAGTCTTTTCATCGCCCCAGAGACCTGCAATCTCACTCATGTCTTACCCCCCTAGATATATCCTAGTAAGTAGGTGACTACTATCCATGCAAATATAGAGCCAGCAACGAGTGCACTTAGGCAGTAAGATACGCCCAGCACTGTTCCCCGCTGGATGGAGAGGTGAAAGTACCACTCAACCTTCATCTATATTTCTCTCCCTAGTCTGTGCTCCAACTCCTCTATCAGCATGGAGCTGGGTATCTTATGTAGGAGCCGATGAATCAGGACTGAACTCGTTGCCCCTGGTAGATATCCATTGAGTATCAGCAGAATCCTATCTGCATCCCTCTCGGCCCACTCAGGGATACCATTCTTAAGGTCTTCTGAGATAGCAGGTACAGGTGGTGGGTCTAGGTCAATCTGGATTCTGCCCTCCTTACCCAGCGAGCCTATGGCATGGAATCTCAACAGGATTAGTTTCTCATCTTCCTTCTCAGCCACTTCTCTCCTCCATTACTGTGAACGCTTCACAGATTATTTTGTAGCGGCAGTTCTTACACTCCCAGTCCCCTAAGTGGTATTCATAAGGAGCTGGAGGAGTTGAGGTCTCCAGGGCGTTGCTTAGAAAGTCTCGTCGAGCGAGTAGGGTTTGCCAATTCTCCTCCAGCTCCTCATCTGTGAACTCAAGTGTGAGCCCTACCAACTTGGGGTCTGGTGGTCGCCACTGACCCACTATGTGATAGACTACTAAGTGATACTCGTTGCCACCATTGGCATAGCAATAAGCCATCATCTGCTTAAGCCATCCATCTGGTAGTTGGTACACTGGGCCTTCAGTCTTCTTGCTACTCAATCTGGTGGTCTTCAACTCAGCCTTACCACCTTTGAGAGTGACGAAGTCTGGTGAGTAATGAATCCCATCTTTCTGCCCAGGCTCAGACTTAGTCTCCAACAATACCCGCTCTAAGCCCCAGCCAATAGCAAATAGGAGCAGTTCTTCATTAGTGGGCTTAGTGTTATGAGTAATGTCGAAGTAGGACTTAGTGAGGCAGTAGATAAGCTGAGTGGCATGAGGAAATTCTCTTTCTTCTACATACTCCTCAACTAGCCTGCCAAGTATCTCATTGACGATTTCTGGATTCTGAGTTATCTTCATCTCTAAACTTCCATCCAGTGTACTGACCAGGGAAGAACTTGTCCCTAAGACTCTTGGCTTTGGCCTCTTGCTCCTTAGTGGATAGCCCCTCACATAAGGCAGTGATTACTAGGTCTATGAACATCCTGGCTTCCTTCTCATTATCACACATGATTAGTCCTTGGGTAGTGGGGGCGAGACCTCTGAACCGCATATCCTTGTTAAATTAATCTTCAGGCTAGCTCTAGGAGGCTAGTTCTGGGATAGTTCGTCAACTCGTCTCGCTCCAACTTCCCCAGTGTTTCCCCACTACCCAGTGCGTGACGGAATCTACGCACTCGTGACTCTAATACCCTGTGATACTTCAATGAGCTTGGCTGCAGCATAGGCCAGACCTTGAGCATCTGCGAGTCGTTCGGGGTCACTATACACCGCAAGCTCCTTAGCCTTATCTAGAAACTTCCTAGCTACTGCCTCCAACTCATCCTCTATGGATTTCTTAGCCACTATCCCTCCACTACGTGCAAGATGCCAGTGTCTTCATCCTGAGTCACTCGCCCTTCTTCGATGAGCGCTGGCAGAAGGGTGTTGTTCAAGATGGAAGACATAACTGCAGCATCAGACTTCACGTTGCTATCTTTCAAAGCCTTCCGCTGCCAGTCTGCTACAGTGAGTCCTTGCATGAGCGAGATGGCTTGGACAGTGGCATCTACCTTCTCAGTCACTTCACCCTCTAGCCCGACTAGCATCCAGACCTCACCGAGCATGGGGTCGCCAGTCTCAGGATTCTCCCCATAGTGATGCACTCGCTTCAGCATATGGAGTGTGAGACCAACTAGGTCTCGGAAGTCCTCAGCGAATGGAGCATGGGGTGCTGGGCCGAGTTCTGCTACCTTATCCTCTTCTACTTCCACATCCTGTTCGGTCACTTCACCCATACTTCGGATGAAGAACCCCCAGCCACTCCTAGTCCTATCGCTGTACTTAATGGCAATCTCAGCGACTGGATAGGGGTAGGACTCACTGGACTTGATAACTTCCACGTCCACAAACTGGAGGTTGACGTAAGTCCGCTCCCACTGGTCTGGGGGTGCTACTACCCACTCCATCAACCTACCTTTGAACTCCTGGAGTGGAGTTCGCTCCCGAGTCTCAAGGAGTTCGTCTGGCTTGGTCTTAATCATGTCTTTTAGGTCATTCTCTGGCACTTTACTTCTCCCTTCCTAGTTTCTCTGCGATAGCTTCCGCTATCCAGGCTTTGATACTGATACCCTTATGCTCAGCCGCATGGCCTACTTGGTGGTAGTCATACGGAATGAGCTCTACGACCTTACGCACCCGCTTTGGGGGTTTCTTCTCTTCTGGCAACTTGAGCCTCCCTTAATCCTCTTAGGTCTCGCTCCTGCTTCATATACCCTGCAACTCCTATGCTCAGTAGTAGAGCGATGAAGCGGTACTCAGGCAGTCCATGTTTAACTGCCATAGCCTTAATATCACGGATTTCTTCTTCTTCCATCATCGCTCTCATCTGCCATAATCTCACATCTTCTCACCCCCTTGCATTTGCCCCATCAGTTACAATTATACCACAAAAAGTGGGATTTGTCAAGGTTTTGCTTCACTGTGTGTATCTAGCCAAAAGACACCCAGCCAAGCCAAAGAGGTATAGAGCTATGAACAGTGCTAGGCCGATTGTCTTATTCAATAACTTATCCTCTGGCATCTAGCCTACCCCAAACCTTCTGAGCATTGAATCATATTCCCTTCGCCTGCTGTATAGACACTCGTCACAGATTTCCACTACTCTATCACGCTGGAATGGGTGGTCTCCATTATGAACGTCTTCGAAAACTTCGACTTCATTCAGAAGTCTATACTCATTACAGTCACCGCACACTCCCGTTCTAGTATGCCTTCTTAATAGTGCCATACTGCCTCCTCTCATTTTAATATACTCGTTGGGAACAAATATATATAATACATATAATGTATATTATTCTATATCTCTTCTATTATTATCCCTATCCTTCTTTGAGATATGATAGTACTTATCACTGGGGGTAATCTACCCACAGTTATAGCAATGCCAACCCCAGTATTTATCTGCTCCATTCTCCTCTATTATTACCCTTCTATGTAGAGAATCAGTGTGGCAAGATAGGCATTTACGTATCATCTCTTACACCAAACTCCCATAGTATGTCATCTATCTCATCTGCTAGTTGGATAAGTAGTGGGTCAGTGAGTTCTGGTCTAGGATGCTCTGGATTGTTAGTCCAGAGTTTGAACTGATTGAAGATGTTGTTGGGGCTACGAGAGCTGAAGCGCTTTCGGATGGCTGAGGGGGAGAAAGATGGAGCTTCCAGATTTGGGTACTTACCCATCCATCGGAAAGCTGTATCTAGACGAAACACTTGTTTGTCATTATTGAGTGCCTCTAGTAGATTGAGTAACTCTTCCCTCTGCTCAGGAGTTGCCCAGCGCATCCACTGCTTAGCCCGAGATAGATGTCGCTCACGAGCCTCGAATGCTCTAACGTAGGCTATGAGCTCCTCGTCAAAGTCTCGTATGGCTTCTATTCGTTTGACTAGGGACTCAACATCAACCATCTGGCTCCTTTAGAAATACTATAGTAATTCGGTCTCCCCCAAAGAGCTTCTGGATACAGTGAGGAATAAAGTGAGCGTTCCAGGCTCCTTTAGACTCATTCCAACTATGCCCTGTGAGGAAGAGAAGAGTGGAGCCATTATCTAAGTCGAAGCTGATGCACCTCTGGTCATAGCCGATGAAGTCATTAAGTCTACGCTGAGCTGTTACCTTCCCAATTATATCTAGCCCCTCTAACCCTGGCAGTCGTAATTGTATCATCTTACCCCCTTCTTTAATACACAAAATTGGTATATCTGGTTCCCAATGAGTATATTGATTTATCTCACCACTCGAAACTGTAATGTCTCTCTTTCTATCTGAACTTTAATCGGATTGATTTCTTCTTCAGCATGGCGTAAGCTAGTGAATGATAGTGTGAACCCGTCAGTGCCACGCTTCCTCAACCCAACGATGGAATCAGCCCAGTTTGCAAAGTAACTACTACCCATGAGTTCTTCCTCACCCCTCTCCACTATACCTTCAGAGGTAACTACTGGCTTGCGGGTGTGAGTGATGAGTATGATACTGAGTTCATAGTTCTTTATCCACAGCTCGAAGTTATCAAGTAGCCTCTGCACGTCAACAGAGGAAGATATGTCTCCGCTGAGTATCTTATAGATAGGGTCAATGATGAGTAGCTTGGGTCTAAGGATAGACAGTACGGCCTCCATCTGAGAGAATCCGAATCCTCTGTCAAACTTGATGTATGGGTCACTAGTGAAGTACAGCTCTTTGGGATAGCAGTCGTTGCCTTCTGCGTACTTCATCACTCGCTTCCTGAATAATGCTTTTGATATCTCAGACTGGAAGATGAGAGTGCGATGTGGGAAGGTCTTGAAGCCAAACCAGGGCTTGTTGCTAGTGACTACGAAGCCAGTGTGCATCGCTGTCATAGACTTCCAAGTCTTCCACTTGCCGTAGAGAATCATGCGGGACTGGATTGGAAGTATGTCTTGGATGATGTACTGGATAGTGGGTGGCTTCCAGTCTATGAGTTGTTGAAGGCTTTCTGCTTTCATTCAATGAGTAGCCTCTTTCGCCACAAGTACACTGTGCTTGGATGGACTCCTAACCGCTTAGCCACTTTGTAGATAGAGCCACGCTTCTTAGCCACTAGTCGCTCAATAGGTTCTCCGAACTCCAGCTCTTTCACTCGCATGAGTGGAGTTATGTCTCGTTCAAGTGGGATGATTTCTTTGGTATGCTTTTCCATATCCACTTGACGGCCAGCGAGTACATCCCTTCGGAGCTTGGCTATCTTGACTGGTTTTTCACTCATTGTGCTCCTCCTTATTTACTACCTCTAGTCTGTGCTTGCAACAGTTCTTAGCATACAGTCTCAAGTTGCGCTTAGTCGGTGGGAAAGCTCGGAACTCAAGGATTGCTGGACAGCCGCCTTGATGGGAGCAGAAGTATTTATCAGATACACAGATGCGGGCTGGTTGGTCACTCATCCCCACTCCTGAGGTCTATCTCACTAATCATTCGTAGGTCTTCCTCTTTCCGTTCAAGAAAGTCGATAGCTCGGTGGGCATCCTTCAGGCTAGCATATAACCCATTTCGCTCAGCAGCTAAGTTGGTAAGTCTCTCAGCCATCCGAGCTAGCCGCTTCTCATACACCCCAACGAGATTTTCTAGGTTGGTGATTTTACTCGTCTTGAGTGTCATGAGATGGCCATACTCTGCTGTCTTCTCACTGAGGAATACCTGCATCTGAGTCATAGTATCTTCCTGGTCAAGATTCCTCTGGTTAGCATCTTTCAACATTCGCTTGAGTTTCAGTATCTCTGCATCCTTCTTCTCTAGTAGTTTAACTTGCCTTTCTCGGGCTTCCTTCAAGTCCTTAACTTGATTCCTTAGTGCCCACATGGATTGAGTGTTGCTCATATTGGCCTCATTCTGCTTGGTGTGTACTTAAAGTCCTTGCAATCTACTGGACAGCCCCCATGTAGTATGTTTGGATGAGCTTTACCAAGTAGGCTCTTACACTCAGGACACTTTCTGTCCAGACTGCAATGTGAGCAATCCTTCCTTCCGCTCCCATGCTTGATGTGAGCTGGATTGAAGTGCTTGCAGTTCTTGTAGTATATGTCATCCATTACTTCCTCCTATATGCGTCGTAGATTGTGTATATGATAGCTATTACCCCAGTGATGATGAGAACAAACTCACACACTGCTACCTCCCGAATGTATCGTCTTGACAGTCCTGACACAACCCTGAGATGGCAAACTCCCTGCGAGATAGCTCATCCCTGAACTCATTTGGGTTTATGTCTTCCCCGCAGAATGGACACTGACCCTTAGACTTACGCTCCTCTTCTTTAGGGAACATACGCTTCGTCACTTCATCCAAACTGCCCTCGAAGATTACTGTCATTATGGCCTCCTCATAGTTATAATATCTTCATCTTGCACAACTTCATACCCTTTAGTCTTCCACAGCTTCAGGTATCCACTCCCAGGTGAATACCTCTTATGCCACTCAAGTAACTCAAACCCTGTTCGGATGGAGCATCTCATCATCCAGTCGGAGAGTTTGACTCGCTTACCTGCTTTCATGTGGTCTTTGAGAATCACAGTCATAGTGCCACCACTCGACAGACAGTCGAAGCAAGCAGAGTACACTTTCTTCATAGCCATGTTGTAGAAAAAGTCATTCATATTGCCCACGTTCTTATGGTGAGCGGAGTACTCAGCAAGACCTTCGACGTAAGAGCCAGATAAGTACTTGTCACTCTCGGCCTTGGGGTCTTTCTTTCTCCTCATTGAAGTCCCGTATGGTGGGGAGAAGATGATATGGTCGACTGGGAGTGGGAGGAAGGCTAAGCAGTCGCCATGCAGTAAGGTAGCCTGAGTAGAAATCTCAGGGTTGGCTGAGGTCAATCTCGCCACCGCTACCCTCTGCAGGTGATGATAGCCTTCCTCCACATCTATACACACTACTCTTCTCTCCATCATAGTAGCGACCAGTATGCTCCCAGTCCCAGCCATCGGGTCGAGTATTAAGTCCCCAGGTTTGGTGAAGTGAGTAACAATCTCTTCGACCATCCAGAGATTAGCCTTGGCTGGGTGCTTCATTACTTCTGGCCCAAAGATGGCTCGGCGCTCCTCTATGTCAGAAGGAAAGATAATCCATCCCTCTGGTGTGCGCTCGTAGTCAGTAGCAAAGTTACTCAATCAGCCCACACTTCCTTGCCATCTTGGCTAATATCTGGGCTCGAAGATGCTCAGCCTCCAGACAACGTTTGAGACGAGCGAGTGTCTCCTCATCGGGGTAGTCGGGGCTCCCATCGAGTGGGCTTATGAAGTGGCAGCATCCTGAGCCACCCTTGGGCAGCTTGGATGAAGCGTTGAAGTATCGGAAGCAGTCGTTGCAAGTCATACGGAGGTTGTCTTTTACTATACACACTCCGCAGTCGTCTCCACGATTGTATCGCCCTTCGCCTCTGACTATCTGCTCCCACTTCTTGATAGACCAAGCGAGCCCTTCAGCCAAGCTAAGACTTTCTTCGAGTGCTTTCTGCACATCGTACTTGTCGATGAGCTTTGGCTCGAACAGCTTGACCCGCCTGTATCTAGGCTTGCCTCTATAGTGACCAGTTGGTTCTGACATTTCTCCTCCTTAGAAATTTACTTGCGCCGAGCCTTCACCTTCTCGCTTCTTGGCTACTTGCAGTTCTGCTGCTTCAAGATACTTGTCAGCGGAGCAAAGCACGTTCCAGAGCATCTTGGCTACATCAGCAACATCCATGAAAGTGTACCTGCCATCCTCCCAGTCCTTCAGATGCCCCCGCAAGTCACGGAGCATCATGGACTTGGCTAACTTATGGGCTTCACTCTCAGTCATACTTTATCTCCCTGGAGTAGTAGATATTGCCTTCCTTCTTGGCGTGCTCCATAACCTTTGGAAAACCCTCCATGTAGTGCTCAGCTATATAGCTTCCACAGAATCCCACTATGATTTCTACTCCACACTCAGGATTGGGGCACTTCCATAGGTCAGCGTGCCAGACTCGATATGGGCCAAAGCTAGCCATGTCGATTAGATGCACTCCATTTGTCTCTGGTCTCATGTCTACTTCGCACTTTACACAGACTGGTCTGTGAAACACTATTCCTCCTTTCTTGTGGTAGGATTCTCCATCTCCTTGGCTGACCACTCCATAAACTCCAGTAATGTCACTTGACTTGGTCGATTCTCAGTGTGAATGATGAAGTCAGCGACTAGTTCATCGAGTGAGCGATGTAGCTCGGTGTGTCGCTTCTTGTGTTCTTCAGGTTCCATCACTCTCCTCTCATCTGTATTAGTATAGCTTCTGCCGTTGCTTGCTCCCAGGCTTCCTTCTCGACTTCATCTGTCTCACTCCTTTACTGCAAAGTTTCTAAAGAACTCTGCTCCTACATAGATGCTGGGTGGATGCTCTGGAACGAAAATCTTAACCATACCGATATCTTTGTACCAGCCACGTCTTGGGTCGCTTGGTCTGGCGATTAGTGCTCCGCCTTCTCGAAGGAGTTGGCGAACGAAGAATCTTTCAGGGCCAGAGAGTATGAATACCAACTTGTGATGCACTGTTCGCCAGTGGGGCAAGCAACCTACTACTTGGTCGCCTACTTGACAGCCGACTTCACTTACGAGTGGCATTACTTACCTCCTTCTAATATCTCTTAGAATCAGGAGTTGCACTATCAGAGTCCCAACAACTCCTATCAGTGTCAATACTTTCATTAGCGTCCAGAACTCCATCACTCACCTCCCATTAGGCTTGCTACAGAGCCCTCCAGAATCCTAGCCATCATCTCTGCGAGTTGCTCCATCCCTATCATATTGAGTCCCATGTGCTGAACGGCTTTCAATATCTTGTCTTCGGAGTCATACCAGAAGAGGACAAAGCACTCAGACTTCACAGTGTCCATGTTCATAGTATCAATGAGATGTACCTGAGAGCCACACCCGCAGTCAATGAAGTGATGGCCAGCAAACTCCTCATCTAGCTTATGGCTTCTGTCATATGAGTCTTTCATCACTCTACCTCCAGTAATCGTTTCTTCAGGAAGGCTAGGGTCTCTTCGCTAGTCCAGTCTGGTGGGGGGCAAGAGCTGATTGTAATATAGCTGAGTCCCAAGAACTCGTAACACTCATAGCAGGACTCATCTCGATTCTCTGCCACTATACATAGCCCACACTGTGTTCCAGTTGGAACAAGCCCCTGTCCCTCTACTATTATCTCCCATTTCTGGATAGTAGCCTTGAGTCCTTCCTCCCAGTCGGTACTGTGCTCAACGGACATTCTAATCCCATCGAACACATCTAGCCAGTCCTTCATTACTCCTCCTTCTTAATCTGATACCCTAACCTCTTCTGAGCCAGGGCTGCTCCTGCTAGATTACCCAGGTACTCAGAGAAGAATGCTAGCCTGACACCACTAGTAGTATCGGTTAGCAGACCACCAGTCTCCACCCATTCTTCGAAGACCTCATTAGCCTCATAGAAGTCGTCAATGGCATCCTCTAGATGAGCGGCTTGGAGTCCAGTACACTTGAATGAGATGGTTACTATCCGCTCGCCAGTCATGCGAGAAGCAGACATTGCTGGCCTCCTTTTCTTTCTCGCCCACTCTGCTCGCCAGTCAGATTGCTTCACAGTTCATTGGCCAGTGCATCAGCTAGCAGAACAATGGCTGCTATGCAGGTCAAGATGAGAAACGTGAGTGCGTCCATTAGCAGTCATCCTTGAGCAGTGGCTTGATGGCTTGGCAAGCCTGACATAACTTACTCTCTGGGAACATAGATGCAACCGCTACGCTACACCCACTTGTAAAGCAAGCAGGATTACGCCCCAGCACATCATATGCTGACTTGTTCGTCTGGTCATAGCCTTTGACTGCCCTCACGAACCAGTCAGTGAGCACTTGCAGATGCCTTCGGCTAATCTTGACTGTCTCCAACTTAGCCAGCCGCCGCTCCCTTCGCTCACGAGCACTCTTGACCCGACACCTGAACTCGTGAGTGTGCCTGTCTAAGTGAAAGCAGTATGGGTCAGCGAGTATGTCGTTGGCTAGGTTAGCAGCATGGTTCTTGACTTCATGTTCGTAGCGTCGTAGGATATCTTCTTTCTCACTCATCTAATACCTCCCATAACTTTGTGATGATAGTGCACGCTTGGCAGGTAGCGTCTTTCTTCTTAAGGTAGTAACTACACCCTCCAGTTCTGCCGCTGCTGGGGACGAACTTACCTATACAAGCGGGCAGTGGAGATATACCTATGTTAGCGCAATCCAGTATCGCTTGCCAGTGCCTTCGCTTGAGAGCACGGAGACACTTGTCTCGCAACAACTGCTTGCGAAGTTGCTTCATCATCATAATCTTCCACTCCTCACTCGGAGACACCATCACTGCTGGGTCATCAGGTGATAAGTCGCCTAGTTTTACCATAGTAATCTCCGTTGCCCCCTAGATATTCTCGTGGAGAGCGGCCTCAATATCATCTAGGATAAGGTATTCCCAGTTGAGATATCTGTCAAGTATCTCATTGACCATCACTGAGGCTAGCTGCTCATCAGTCGTACCTGGTGGGATGTAGATCGACTCATCGTCTCGCAAGTCGTCCACTATACTTTTCAAGACGATCACCTTAACTTCGATTAGCTTCCTTTTTGGCTCCATAGTAACCTCCTAAGAATGATTGCCGCTTCGCTCCGCTCAGTGGTGCTAGTCAGGATGGACGGCTAGGACTTTACCACAGTGATAACACCCCACTCGCTCAAAGCGGATGGTGGGGCTGCTGAGCCCTGGAGATGCCATCACTACTGCCTCTATGAGCAGTTCGGGGGACTCGCCCTCTGGCGGCTCACACGAGCACCCTTCCTTAGTGGCCTTCTCCCAGCCTGGTGCTGATAAGTCGGGATAGAACTCTATATCCACCTAGTTCACCTCCTTCATCTCGAACGAACTCCAGAACGGTCATTCCTTTCTCACTCCCCTTTGACCTCACTACTATTATACCACAAAAGTTCCTGTTTGTCAAGGGTTTGCTCCGCTCATCGGTTGAAAGCATCAACAGGATTGCTTGGGTTGACCACTTCAACTGAGGGGATTTGACAATCGCCTGCTTTTGTGGTATAATTATAAGTGGAGGTATAATGAACAAGCGAGATTTCCTCAAAGCCCACCCACCAGATTATTCAGGCGCTGGTCGCCTCTTGCAAATGCTAGATATGAACAGGCGCTTGATGAAGCGAGGTTGGGAGTCCGTGGAAATGGGCAAGATACCACCAGAACACTGTAACTTTCTCGCTAACTTCCTTGAGACAAAGACAATACCTATGTTGGAAAGCATCGTTGAGATGTTGGAAGCAAAAGCAAAGGGTTGACAATTTCAACTAATTGTGGTATAATATAGGTGGAGAGGAGGTGAGGAACTAGTGGCTCCTAGGGTTCTTAACAAAGCGTGGGGTCGTGTACAAGATGAGGTCTGTGTAGGATGCCCTCAGAACTGGCAGGGTCAGTGTCGTGCATATCAAGCATATCACTCGCCTGAGGAGCGTGAGCACCGAAGCAGGGGGGAGACGCCTACTAACTGTATGCAAGGCACAATCAATCGCTCGCCTGCTGAGGTTGCTCGCCTGATGGTGCGTAGTTGAACCCATCAACTAACATTCGCCCATTCGCCTAACTCGCACGCCTGCATTATGTAAAGTACTCGCCTCTTGTCATCATCTTGTCATCGGTATTGTGTATATACACACCTGGAACTTGACATAAGATACCTTAAAATTTCTCATATAGATGAAATTCGATGGTTGCTGGGGTCAAAAGTGTGGTATAATATAGGTAGGATTGATTAGGGTCTGAGGCAACCAGACCATAGAAAGGGGGTGATGAAGTGCCTACAATGCAGGAACTCATTGCGCAGGGTCAAGAGGCTTTCGCTAAAGGTGATGTTAAGGCGATCACCCAGATATCACGGCAGATAAAAGCCCTGTCAGATGAGGAGGAGAAAGGTCGCAAGGCAGAACTGACTGCCCTCCACACCGAAGTGTATGAAGCCTTACAGAAGGCCGTCCTCAAGGTGGCGGATAAGTTCAAGGAGGATCTGGCTGAGGTGGGGATAACATCCTTCACCTACAAGGTAGAGGCCAACGCCTTTTCGACCAAAGGGTCTAGGGTCAGAAAAGGTGGCGGTGGTGGCGGTGGTGGTGCTGGCCGCACGAAGGCTGAGCACGGGATGAGTCTTGGCGAGATGTTTGAGCAATTCGCAACCCCAGAGGAACGCAAAGAATTCGAAGTCGCCCAAGCAATCCCTGACCTATCCAAGAGGGGAAACAAGACCTACCAAGTCAAGGTTGCGGTCAAGAAACGAGTGTTGGCAGAGGGGTTACTACAACCCCAGGCATAACGAGAACAAGGGCAGGGGATGTTGCCACCTCTGCCCTTCTGTTCCATCTAACATATAGACATATTTAAATGCATCCATTTGACAGTTAGTTATTTCTGATGGTATTATGTAAAGTGGTAAAACACAAAACCTGTTATGGTGCTCCTGGGTGCGTTAGAAACGATTTGCCCAAACCCTACCTAGACCCTTGATTCCACCTCTCATATAGATCATCGTCTATGGGTCGCTCGCCTCGCCTGATGTATTGACACTTGCTCGTGAGGCAAGCAGACCATAGAACATTAGTTCCGAACATTAGTTCCCCTCCTCTGCCTCCTGGTCTATGTTATGTCAAGTTCGAGGGTACGGGGTCTACCTTTTGGTGAGCGAAAAGGGTTTTTCTATATCCTCTCGCAAAAATTATTTTTCTGGGGATTCTTCACTCTATGAGTGGATGGACTGGGCCATCAGAGTGGAGTTTGATAATAGTTTGGCGGAGAGACTTCACTTGAGCTTTCAGCTTGGTTATCCCCAAAGCTTGACTAGTGATAGATGCTTTGTGAGAACTTACTGTATCTTTAAGTCTTTGATGCTCCTCAAAGTGAACATCTGTGTACTCATCTCCAAACAGTGCATACTCAAACCACTGGATGTATCTCTCAAGCTTGGTGACTCTGGCCTCTAGTTCTTCCATTACTTCCTCCTTATTTTCTGGTAATTTTATCATACTCACTGGGGCTGATTCTCTTAATCCAAGTGCTCCCACAGTGTCTTCCCTTAGCTACCAGTTGTCCAATCTTAAGAAGTAAATCGAACTCCTTACCACACCTTGGACAGCACTCGGGAAGAAGATAGGTTAAGTACTTCACTCTTGTGTTAACCTCTGAACTGCCTTGTTCAAGTAGTTTATAGCGTCTAAAGCTTCTTCGATGGCATCAGGGAAGTCTCCACGCTGGTAGTGCATTCTTGACCTCAGTGCCTTAGCAGTTGAGATATCAAGGAGAGTGGTAATAAGCCAAGTATCCCACACAGAGCCATAAACTGGATTCTTCTCATCTTTGATGTCTTTGGCTGCTTTGAATACCTCTGTGTAGTCCATTACTCCTTCCACCCCTTTGGAACTCCTCCAAGTTCCTGAATCTTCTTGATAATTGTCAGCTCCTTCTCTATCAGCCCCTTTATCTTCTGAGGGGCTTTATTACTGTCACTATCTTCCCATCTGCGGATTCGTTGTCTTATGGAGTGGCGCTTGGCTATTAGCTTCCTCCGCTGTTCCCTCTGCTCATCTGTCAAGTCAAGCTTTGGTCTAGCTGGTGGTTGGGCTTCATAGGGATGAGCTTCAAGATACCCCAATGCTTCCTTTAGCCAACAAGTGATATGATAATGGAACTGATACTGCCGCTTTCTCCTCTTACTCCAGACCCGCTTCACTAGCATTGGTGTAGCAGGCTTGATATGCTCTCCACAATAAGCACACTTAGTGAGTCGTCTGCACCAAGAAACAGCGATTATCATGGTGTCTCCTCACAACTGACATTCTCCAAGTTGAAGCACAGAGAGCAAGTGATTACCGTCTTATTACAGTATCTACAGTATCGGCTATAGGATGCGTACTGGACTGTAATTAGCTTCCTACATATATGGCATCTTAACGAAACGGGTGTGTCAGTGGCATTAGTGTTCATAGTTTCTCCTCTTTTAATATACTCCCCTTATATTATACCACAAAAGTGATTTCCTGTCAAGGGTGGACTTGACAAAGGGGCAACTATGTGGTATAATGAAGAGTAGGAGGATTTTTGTGCAAAAACTCCCAGTCCCAGCGAACCAAGATACCCCCACAGAAGTACTGATTGCCGAGTCAGTACTTCCCTACATGATGGGAGATAGCAAGAAAACCCTCTACCTCTCTTATCGGGTCTGTGGCTTCTCTGTTAGGGAAGCTATTAAGCTAGCAGATATCACTCAACGCTCAGTGATGCGTTGGCGTAAAGCAGACCCAAACTTCAAAGAGATGGATGGCCCCAAACTTCCTGAGATTCGTAAACAGCTTGGGGCTGACTTCACTCACATGGAGTTCCTCCGTAATGTTAGATTGCTTCTCAAGAAGGACTTTGATGTTCTTATGAAGTTTGTCCAGGGATTAGACCTTTCTAAGTTGGAGCAGAAGTATCTGGGACAGATGCGGAAGTTCTACACCCCCCAACAGCTCGAAGTACTTAAGCGAGTGCTAAGTGGTGGGATAGCTCCACCTAGTATTACTTTCACTCAGCTAGTAATCAGCCTTGCTAAGCAGAAGCAGAATGGTCAGATACCAGAGGAAACTGTAGAGGCGGAGTTCAGGGAGACTGATGGCTAGACGAACTTTGAGGCAGAAGGCCACTTCTCGGAGAAATATCAAGAAGGCCCAGATATCAAGACTGGGTAGGAAGTTTGGTAGGAAGAAAAGAAAACCACGGTAGAGGATAGCTGTGATTGATACTCAAGTTGTCGCTCAACTCATTGCTGACAAACGGCTATTCACTGAGAATCTGCTTCAGATATATGACAAGCAGAGGAACTTAGTCCCCTTTATCTACAACAAGACCCAGGCCCACTATCATGCCAATATGTCTAATCGAGATATAATCTGCAAAGCCTCACAGCTTGGATTTACCTCTAAGATTATGGCTGACTTCCTCATAGACTGCATCACTATCCCTGGGACAACTTCAATAGTAGTGGCTCATGAGGAGTTCATCACTGGGCGACTACTCAATAAGGCTAGATTCTTCTATGATATTCTCCCAGTAGAGCTCAAGCCCCCAATCCACCATAAGTCAACTCATGAGCTGACTTGGCCAGACCTGAACTCCACCTTCTACATTGGAAGCTCTATGAAGTATGTCTTTGCTCGTGGAGAGCGTATTGACAACTTCCTAGCCTCTGAGATGGCCTTTTGGCAAAACCCAGGAAAGATTCTAACTCCAGCGAATGACCGAGTTCCTTTAGATGGAAGACTCATCATTGAGTCAACTCCATTTGGAGAGGGCACGCTGTACTATGATGTGTTCAAGGCCGCTGAGGCTGGTACTAGCACTTTCAAATGTCAGTTCTATCCTTGGTGGTGGGGGGAGGACTATCAGCTTGCTGCAGACAGTCCTTATGCTCTTGAGCGAGACCAAAGGTCTCCACTTATGGAACTACAGGACGATGAGCTTCATCTCATGGAGAAGTTTGGCATCACTGAAGCTCAAATCCGTTGGCGAAGAATGAAGCTTGCCTCTCCAGGAGCTGAGGACTTCTTCCAGGAGTTTCCAGAGGACAGTGAGTCCTGCTTCTACACTAGTACACTGCTGTACTTCCCCAAAACCATTGTAACTGAGTGGTTAGAGGGTAGTACTCCTAGAATCTTCCAGTGGCCTCTCCAAGACCCATTCTTAGACGTATGGTTCAAGCCAAATCCGAGTGGCCGCTATATTGTGTCTTGCGACCCAACTGAAGGAGTGGAAAGCCCTGGGGCTATTACAGTATGGAACATAGCTGCTGGTGAGAAGATTCGACACGAAGCCACAGCACTTGGCTGGTGGGAGCCACCACTAATTGCTGATATGCTCAAGAAGGTTGGGCGTTACTACAAGTCTAAGGGAAGACACCCAGCTATGCTTGCTGTGGAGCGGAATAGTTGTGGGATAGCAGTTCTTAATGCCCTGGTGGACTATCCAAATGTCTACTGTATGCCTGACTTAATTACTGGCAAACCAAAGAAGAAACCTGGGTGGAGAACTGATAGAGGTTCCAAGCCTCACTTGCTATCCAACTTTAGGGGTGAGATGATGGGAGAGGCGCTGTTTACTCAAGACAGACGTTTGGCTACTGAGCTAAGACGGTTCAGGCGGGTAGGGCCAGATGTAGAATCCTTTGGCGCAGTTGACTTAGCGATGGCAGCCATGATAGGTATTGCTGCTATGACAGAATATCAGACTGTCAAGCGGGGATATGTTGGGGCAGCCCCAGGCTGGTCTTGGTGAGGAGGAACTATGAATAAGCGAGAAATAGACGCCAGATGTGCTGAACTGACCCGCTTCTGGTCTAGACGCAATTTGAAGATGAAAGAGTGGTACAAGTGTATCAGGCTGGTAAATGTGTTGGCTCAGAAAGACATGGAGTCATTCATCTCCAACGACCCTAGAACTTTCTACAATCTAGCTCTCAGCTTACTCAACCCAGGAGACATTCCTCATAGAATCCCAGTTGAGGGGCTAGACCAGCCACAGATTACTGCTACATCTAGTCTGGAGCGGTTGGTTGAGCACGGCTGGATGCAACTGGCAGCCAGAAACCGCAGACGGGGTAGAAACGACCCAGTCACTGAGTTGGTGGAGTTGCTACTTAGTACTGGTTGGTACTCAGTGTTCGCTATGGCTACAGAGGAACAACTCATCGCTGAAGTCTGGCATCCAGCGACAGTATATCCTAACTGGACAGACGAGGGATTAGTGGAGTGTGTCCATATCTACTCTGTCACTGCTGACCAAGCTAACCACAAGTGTGACGCTAACAACTGGCGGAAGCCCAGTCGTGGCTTTCAGGCTGATAAGAATGAACTCAGGGACTACTGGAGAATGGAGATAAGTAAAGGTGGAGAAGTCCGAGTATTCAACGCTGTGTCTATTGGGAACGCTATCCCTAAGCGAGAAACAGAGGAGGACTTCCCCTATATTCCTATCTTTATAGCTCCCATCGGTGGTCTCCCAGATAGAGGAGCCCTCACTGACCTAGAGACTTGGAAGGGTGAAGTCGGAGAAGCTATAGTTGCCACTAACCTCCAGGTGTATGAGAACTACAACAAGCAACTCACATTCTTACAGCAGATTATGCGAGATGTAGCTACTCCAAAGTACTTTGAACAGTCTACTGGTGAGGACGTTATTCTGACCGAGGAGAAGCTATTTAAGCGTGGAGCCATCTTCAGAGGTGGCCCAGAGGATAAGATTGCCCCACTGGTCTCTCCTCCGATTCCAGTTGAGTTAACAAACCAGATGTTTACCATTCAGAATATGCTACAGCGTGGCTCACTCCCATTCCAACTCTACGGCAATCTCCAGGAGACGGTATCTGCATACTTACTAACCCAGGTAGCTTCTGCTGCTCGTAAGATACTCCGCTCCTACCATGAGGGAGTGATAGACGTACTCACTGACATTGACAACCTCTGGGTTGAGCAGGTGATAGAGCATAAGTACCATCCTTGGGGATTTGAGATTCCTCAGAATCTCCCTCCGAGCTACTACATGAGCGCTGCTTACACTGTGGACATTCCTGGGGACTTAGTACTCAGGGCTACTGTGGCTCGGATGATGAGTCCTAACTTCCAGATGAGTGCTGCTACCACTATGGACTTACTGTTCCCTGAGATAAAAGACCCAGAGGCAGAAATCAATAGAGCAATAGCTGATGCGGCTATGCGGCATCCAGTAGCAATGCAAGTGGAAATGGCTCAGGCTTATCGGGAGCGGGCTAGACAGCTAACTGAGGAAGGTCAGGATGAACTGGCTAATCTCTACGCTATGGCTTTTCAAACGGTGATTCAAATGCTCAGTCAAGCAGCTATGGCTCCTCCAGAAGAGGAAGCAGCAGGTGGGTCTCCGCTGACTAGGGTACTACCTGGACTCGGTGGGACAGTTACGGAGGGGGGTAGCTAATGCCAGACCCCTGGGGATGGTCAACTTTTGAAGAACAAATCAAAGCGATGGCTGAACGCTATAAAGTTCCCTGGAGCCATCTTGCTGCTTTGATTGAGTTCGAGTCCACTTTCAACCCTGATGCCATTAGTAAAGCTGGAGCTGTCGGGCTGGGTCAGATTATGCCCAGTGAGGTTCCTGGCTTTGAAACTAGACCGACCACCAAGGAGCTGCTAGATCCTAACTTCAACATTGAGTACACTGCTCAGCTCTGGGCAGTCGGTGGCGAGAAGTACGGCAAAAACCCAGTAGATATCTACAAGGGCTTCTACAATCCCTATGTATCTGAAGAGGACTTAGCAAGGTTCGCTGAGACTATACAGGAGTGGAGTCAGTGGCAGTACATTGGAGACCACCCAGATGAGATACCAGAAGGTGGAGTTCTTCCCCCAGACCCATTCAAACGAAAAGTAGACGAGCGTAGAGCCCCCCAAGAACCCATCCAAGACGCTGAGCCTTACTACGAAGGATATCTCGCAGATATTGAGCGGCAGAAACAAATCATGGCTGTTGCTTATTCAGCCTTTGAGATGGGTGCTATGGAGCTAGCTAAGGCCCAGCGGAACGCTAGTTTCTGGCAGCTACTGATTGGAGAAGAGATACTAGAGCTGGTGGGTAAGGAGATAGCCCCACTCCGAGCTTTCCATGAGGCCCAGGCTGCTTTCCAACCAATTATATCCCAGTACTACCTTGAGAACCTGAAGCTCCAAACTTACTACCACTTGCCAGAAGGTATGATGATTGGTGAAGTTTTGAGCCCAGAGGATGCTATCAACTTCCTTAGAGACAAGATTGGTGACGCTCTTGGCCCAGACATAGCGATGCGAGCTATGAGTCCAGAATACGAGGAGTTTGTTGTTGATTTGTTCCACAAACTATCTGGTACTCTCCGCTACGACCCAGGTGCTAGTTGTGAAGACTTGGCTAATGCTCTGACTTCTCCAACTCGCCCTAGACCTATGGCTTTTGGAGTTTCCACTCCTGCTGCTGAGATACTGAGACGGCAGCGGCTGCCAACTGAACCAGTGGTGGCTCAACTAGGTACTTTCCAAGATATGCGGGACTTGTACTTGGCTTGTGGACTTGAGTTACCAGAGGAGCTTCTGAGTGTCAAGCGTCAGTGGGATGACTGGGGCACTCAGGCTGTGGACTTGTACACTACTTATGAGTCATTCCAAGAAGGCTTGATGAGCCCTAGATTGCCGTCACTAACTAGTAGGGAGCAACTTGCACTGGTTATATCTCAGCCAGCTACTGCTCTGATCAATGCTTATGGCTGGTACTATCGGAAGTATAATGCTCCCCTTGCTGGTCGAGCCTTTGATGTAGCAAGTCGACTCCCACTGACTGGATGGTCGTTTGAGCGAGTCCCTAGTGGTAGGCCTTGGGAATATCGCTTGCTGCCCACCGACCCAAGATTCTCTCATTTTCAAATGCTCCTCACTGAAGCTCAACGTGCTGGAGTGGAAGACCCATACTCCACTGCTTGGCAGAAGCTTAACATGGGGGGAGTTAGCAAGTTCGTCTGGGAACTCATATTCGACCCCGCTAACATTCTAGCTCTGATTGGTGGAGCAACTGGGGCAGTTGCTAAAGGTATCGCTTTGGAGCTTGGCTATGAGGCTATGCCCAAAGCAGCGGTGGCTGCCGTTAAGATTCTAAACTTCCCCAATGACCTTCTGGCTGCTCCATTCTTAGCTGGTAAGCGAGCATGGAAGGCTCTCCCTTGGACTCCTCATGGAATGTCTAGGAAGGTAGCTCGTGAGGCTTTAACACAGGTAGATACACTACTCTGGCGACTTCACCCAGGAGAAGGACTGAACAACCTTAGTCCTGCTCAACTGGCTGAGGATACTTCCAGGGCTATTGATGACTTCATAACAGCCCCTTATGCTGCTAACACTCTAACCCAACAGCAAAAGGCTGGATACTACCTCACTAGAGTGGGCAGATACATAGATAGAACAGAGGCTATCAGATGGGCTACTCGACTAGGAGTTCCAGACCCTGAGAAGACCATCACTCAATCCACTCTTGACCAAGTTAATGAGTTGTGGGCAAAGGTGGGGCTATCTGAGGCTGGTGGGCTCTATAAGCCTAGAGAGGCTGCTAAAGAGCTTCTAGAGATATTTGGACACAGAACTAGCCCTACACTTATGGATATAGCTGAGAACATCTGGAAAACTCGCCAAGATGACGTTGTTAGAACTGCCAAGAGTATGTTCCAGCGTCTCCCAACCAAAGCATCTCTCAGAAACTGGTTCGAGGTGGTAGCTGACACTACCTATAAGAACTGGATGGACTTCGACTGGAGATTCAGTGAGGGTAGTGAACTTCTGGGTAGGAGTCTTCGAGTTGGAGACATGATTTCTAAGATAGGAGTAGTCCAGAGGCTGGCTGGCATCAACAGGCGCTTTGCCTCCTGGGTTCTCTACTTCCCCAACTTTGGCCCTATGAACTGGGTGGAAACTACCTTTAGAGCCCATAGAATGGGTGTGGGCTGGATGGATGCTGCATTTCCATCTAGACTCACCTTTCCAGAACTCCAGACCGTTGCTGGTCACTTGAGTAGCCTTCCTTATGAGTTCCGACCTGGGGTAGCTCCCCCAACTCTTGGTGGCTTGTACATGGGAGAGGCTGGTGAAAGTCTCCTAGAAGGTCAGACTCGAATTAGACGAATAATGGGTCGAAGAGTCCCAGGAGTAACTGAAGCAGTAAAGTTCCCTAGAGACCTGATTAAGAAAGCTCCATTCCTTAAGCGCTTCAATGACTTACCAGAAGTATTCCGTATGCTTCCTGGCTCTCCTGCTTGGAACGACTGGTGGGGATATGTTGGGCAGTTGCAGAGGGCCAGGTCTATACTGGTGTCTTATGAGCGGAATCTACTAGAAGCAGCCCCAGATGCCATGCGAAGGATTGACGACTTGATGCCTCGCTTCGCAGATGATATATCTGGGATTGAGAGCCTAACTTCCAGGGAGTTAACAGAGGTTTCTCACAGCGCATGGAGAAATGCTCAAGTTAGCCCAGAGGCAGTTAGGGCTATGAAGCGAGACCCTAACTGGTATCGGAGGGCTAGGCTAGTTCAAAGTGTTATGGAGGCCACTGAGCACTTCCCCCATCTAGAACGAGACCTAACTGACCAAGCGATTGACTTGGCTGAGCGAGGTCAGTTCACAAGCGTTGGAGCCATAGAGGACAACTTCGATAACATCTTGAGAGCTTGGAGACAAGGTTGGCTCCAGAAGGCTGAACTGTTTAATGATAGAACCAGATTCGTAATCTCCCAAATGGTCACTGCTAGACCAGAAGATGCACAGCAGCTATTTGCTCTACTAGGGGACTTATCTACACTAATGCGGCTGGAAGATGATGTGATTCACGCTACCCGCTCTGCAGTCACTGAAGCCGCTCATGACGTAGTGGATGTGGCTGAAAAGTCTGCTATGCACGAAGCTGAGCATCTGACTTATCTGAGAACTAGGAAGGATGTTGGTCGTAGAGTCGACTACATGATGAATATGATAGAGGCTCAGCTAGAAGGCAGAGCCCCACCTCCGATAGATTGGACTACGATTGACTGGCATGGTATTGGGCCAGAGGAGGCAGAGCCGATTATTGAGATGTTTAATCAGCTTCCTTTTGAGTTACAATCTGATATAACGGCCATCCATCTTGACCCAGATGGTCTAGACCAGATGGCTAAGGAGCTTGGCTTATCCCCAGAGGAGGTAATCTTAGGACTACATAGCCCGTACACTGGGGAAGTGTTCCTTAGAAGTGTACCCACTAAGATAGACTTGGATACATTTATTCACGAGATATTTGGGCATGGCTGGCTGGGTATTAGGGCTCAAGCTGGGGATGCTCCATTCTTCCTGGATGCTATTGATGCCCTTGCTGGGTATGGCAGGTTTAGTAAATCCCAGGCTGAGCTTCTGCGAAAGCGTGTAGCGCAAGGTGCGATGGAAGTACCTAAGAGTGAGTGGAGGGCTTTTGATGAAGAGTTCTCAGATGCTATAATATTATATCTTGAGGCTCCTAGTGTGTTGAGAGCTGAGAACCCTGAAGCACTTATGTTCTTTGATGCACACCTAGCTCCCAAACTTCCTGAGATACCTCTGACTGCTGGCGAGAGGTTGAGAGCTGTGAACTTCCTTGACTATATGCGACAGCGAAGGGCTATTAGGCATCTGGCTAGGGACAAAGCAGCTTTAACTTTCACAGAAGCGGAAAAGATGTATGGCCGTAAAAAGATGTGGCCAGCCTACTATGGCACGGTGGAAAAGATATTTGGCTCTGCTGATGTGGATGTGGCTAAACTCCACATGAGAATGGGTGCTAGTCAATGGCTTGAGGCTGCTGGCTACGACCCACTACCAGCGATGAAGCCCCTAGAACGGCCACTCACTCTGGGAGACATAGCTGACGTTACTCAAACTACAGCTGACTCTATTAGAGCAATAGACCTGAACACCTTTCTACTATTCTCCGAGGAAGGCTTCTGCGCTGAGGTGCGGGGAGCTGCTGGTGCAGTAGGAATCAATAATGGTTTGGCTGCTGATATAACTGGCCCAGAACGAGTGGATGCTGCCGCTGATGCTCTAGGCTTCACCCGAGAGGAAGTTGGGCGAGTCTACCGAGAGTTAGTTAGGGAGATGAAGATTGAACCTTCTACTGCTTCTAAAATCTCCCCTACTGTTGAGGCAGTATTCGCTCTCCGAGACGAAGTCAAGCTGGCTTATCAGCACAATATGATTCCCCCAGAGGATATAGCCAAACTCAATACAGCAGTGGATGACTTAGCTAGTAGGGCAGAGGGAATCTACCCAGATGATTGGCTGGATATTCAAGAATCCGCTATGGAGAGGGCTCGTGGGGAGTTTGAGTTAGAGCACATTGATATTACTGATGCTAATGTCTTTGATGCTTTTATGAAAGGCACTTTCCCATTCTGGACTTATGAATCTCAACGCTGGCCCTGGCTATTCAGGACTTTCCTCCGAAGCCCGCACATAGCTACTAATATGGGCAGATACATGGACTACACAGACAGGGGCTACATCCATATTCCTAGCACTGACCTCCGCTTTAACCCCTTTGGTGGAACTGTCTTTATGTCAGCTTTTGCTAGACTCCAGATGAGGGACTATCCTGAGTATTTTGACTTAATTCCTGGACTGAGTGAGCCAATCGGAGCTATGATGAGATTTGGCTTCTACCCAGGAGTTCTTCAGACTCTTCCTTTTATCATGTTTGGAGCTAAGGATAGAAATAAGAAGGCTCAATTTGGTGAGATGCTCCCAGCTTGGGGCAAGAGTGCTATGGATGCTTGGTTAGTTGCTCACCCAGACTCTGCTATCAAGACTCTTCGAGAACAGTTCTTCCCAGACCGATTCCGAGATTACTACACTATGCAGATGGTAGATAAACTAGCCTTCAATCGTGGGCTAGATATCTATGGCCAGAGGCTTTGGGAGAAACTGGAGCAGGGAGTGAAGCTCACTAATGAGGAGCAAGCCCTCTGGGATGAAGCCCAGCGACAGGTGGCTAAGCATGGAATCCTGGCCGCTACCACTGGTATGTTCACTTTTCGACCAGAGGAGCGAAAGCAAGCCTATGAAGCATCTTCTGCCTTTGTAGAGGAAGTAACTGGCATCCCACCAGAACTCCAAGATGAAGCCATGCGTCAGTATGGAGTGACTGGGAAGCGGCTCAGTGATGTCTATCCACTCCCACCCTTTGACAAGTATATGCTCCAAGAAGTGGAGAAGATTAGACGCTTCGCTGGTAGCACTTACACTACCCCACTAATGCCCTCTGGATGGCAGAAGCAGAGGATTAGAACTGGCCAGTACTGGAGTGAGACAGAGGACATCTGGGACACTGCTAGACACACTGGTTGGGTAGAAGAGGGGATTATGTCTTTGGACTACCTTGAGCAAGCCTTTACTACTGGCGTGATGGTAGAGGGCCAACTTGTGGCGATGAGTGCTTCTGACTGGCGGACTGAGACTGGGAGAACTCTAGAGTATGCCTCTACTGCCGCTGAGCGACTGAGCAACACTGAATACTACAAGTACAACATGGAAACTCACGATGGAGTTCCAAAGACAATGGAGGAGCGGGCAGATTACTACGAGGTTCATGGCATCCCGATGCCAACTTATCATCCACTCCAGGAGCTTCTCTACGCTTACTATGACCTGACTCCAGAACTGGAGTACAATCCTGAGACTGGAGCTATGGAGCGGGACTTTGACAGCTACTACGCTATGACTAACGCTCTTATTGAATCAGTCCCAGAACCAGCTAGAGGTCAGTTCATGGAAAGACTCATGGCTGAGTGGACTCCAATGAGGAAGCTCCAGTGGAACATCAACCGTGAGTTATTCCAGCCCTACCGAGTTGTCCGTGAGATAGTCATAGATACTTTTGAGGAGGACGAGCAATCTGTTATTCGTCAGTATGCTCGGGCTACTGACCCCAAGCGAGACGAACTAAGGGAAGTTGAAACAGCAGAGGGTGAGAAAGTCATTTCTCAATACACATCTAAACTCAGCACCGCCAGAAGGAACGCTCGACTTGCCAGCCCTGAGCTGGATGCTTGGCTACTCTTCTTTGGCAGAACTTCAACTGTCCTTACTCCTGAAGCGGAGAGGATTTATCTAAGTCTACTTGAGCAGTATAGGCCAATAGCATTACCAGAGGAGG